TAATTCCTTTAGATATTATTATGATTGATGGCGATACAATAACAAAAATTAACCATAATTGTCAACCTTGTGATGACGAATCAAACTGTGAATATTACTCAGGTTACGGTGATAGAGTTTTAGAAATCGAAGGTGGTAGATGTAATGAGTTAGGTATTAAAGAAGGTGATAAAATCAGAACCTCTTTGTTTTAGTTATTTTCAATCTTCTTGTTAAGGATGTCAACAAATGCGTCTTTCATTTCTCTTACCAAATCTGAATACGTTCTTGCCTCTTTTTGGTTCGGCACATTTTCAACATCAATACCTTCTCTTTTCATTTGGTTAAGTGCTACTTCAATTTGTTTTTCAGACAATTTTCTAAATCTTAGAAGTTTTTGTCTAATGTCTTTAATAAAGTTATTACTACCTTCGTAAAAAGCAATTGGTAGTGTTTCTACAGGTAAATCTTTGGTGTAAGGTTTATCATACCCACTATATAAGAAGTTGATTCCTGATATGTTTGTAATACATTTGTGTCCTCCTGAGTTTGCCTTTAAGAAGTCATAACCATTAATGGTTTGTTTTTCAGGGTCGAATGAAGGCATTTTACCATAAAGCGCCATCATATCTTTTGATGTAAATCCTACTGACTCTGGTGTTGCTTCTCTTTCTGCTATCTTTTTGATTATTTTAAAACTTAATACTTGTTTTTCTAATTCAGGTTTAAAAATTTCCAATATTTCGTCTTTAATATCACCTAAATTTACTCCTTTAAGTGCTCTTTCTTCTTTAAATGGATTACAAGACGCTTGAACCATACCAACTTGTCCTCCAAGACCAGTAACTAAAAAGTCAGCATCAGGATGTAATCTAAATGGAACGTATCTATCATATGAACCTTTTTTCATACTACCAAGTCCAAACTGAGAAATAACATTACCTGTTTTTTCAATAACACCTTCTTTTTGTCTTGCCTGTAAGAATTTTTCTTGGTTTTGTGTCATAGTTTCTACCGTGGCATAACCTTGTTCTTTAGCCATAGCCTTAATATTGTTTAAAATACTAAGTAATGTTGGTTTTGATTTCATTACCAAAGTTTCCAAGAAATTAGGATTATTTTTGTAAGCCAACAACAATTTGTTAACCACAAGTCCCATCATCATTTTATTTTTCTTCAACGAACTATCTTTATCAAACTTATATAAGAAGTTCATAACCATTTCAGGTGTGATTTTGTTTACTGCGAAGTTTGCAGAGTCTACTGTTGATATCAACATAATATCATCAGATGGGAAAATTTCTTTAGGGGATATCACTTGTGAAATTGTTTCAACATTAGACCTTGCGTGTCTAAAACTTGTTGCAGTATCATCTTCAACTCCTGCTTGACTATCATGGTGGTCTGTATGTATAACAAACATTGGTTTCCCGTGTGCAAAATCTACAAGAACCGGCATTACGTTACCTTCTCCTTCTGGTTTTTTAATTGCAAACTCTTTTGAACCATATTGAATCACTTCACATTCAACTACATCAATACCATGTTGCTCCAAATAGTTCTTCATGGCAATCGCAGTTGTTACACCATCTAAGTCTTGATGAAAATAAATTTTAGCCTTTTTATATCTTTTAGCGAGATTATTAATATCTCTAATACCTGATTCTTTAATCAGCATTTTATATTGGCTTTCCGTTATAATAATTTTCATACTAATAAATACCCCGTAAAATAAAAAAACCCAATTAAATTGGGTTTTCAGTTATTGTTTCAAGTGTCTTGAAGTAGTCAACTCTTGTCTGTGATATTTTTGCGTAGTTTTCACTTAATTCTATACCTAACCATCTTCGGTCCAATACTTGTGCGGCAACTAAACTAGTACCACTACCCGCAAATGGGTCTAATATTATATCGTTCTTGTAGGATAATATCTTAATCGCTTTGGTTGGAATGTCCATCGAGAACGTTGCCTTGGTGAGTGATTTAGTATCTGCAAAGTAATTCCACTGACCAAACACAAGTTCCATAAACTCTTTCTTATCGTTTTCTTCATAAACTGTTTTTTTCTTTATTGTTCCATCCTCCTGTTCAATTTCAGTTGGAACTCCCTTCCATTGTGGTTCACCTTTAACTTTTTTAATGTGTTGTTTTTTGTAAGCCAATATAACACATTCTTTTGGGTTATAGATATATGGGCTTGATGGGCTCATCCAAGAACCCCAAGCAGTAGTCTTACTTCTATGTGGTGATTGTTCTTCTAAATCAACAATACCAAAGAAACCATAACCAATTTCTTTCATGATTTGCCACATTTCAGATACAAAAAAGATACGTCCACCTTTTTTCTGTCTGTTAATCTCATAAGGAATATTAAGGGCAATTCTACCATCATCTTTTAAAACATTGTATGCTTCTGTTAACCAATTTTTGGCAAATACTTTGTACTCTTCAAATTCAACATCATCATCATGAACATCATAGTCAATACCAACACCATAAGGTGGTGATGTTACAATTAAGTCAATGCAACCTTCGGGTAATGTTTTCATTACCTCAACGCAGTCTCCGTTTATAATTCTTCCTGTTTCTATCATTTTAAAATATTATTTTTAATAATTCATATATTAATCCCCATGTTAGTATTATTGTACCAATCACAATACATCCAAATAAAATCCTATAACTTGTTTCATAGTTTTTTTCTGACTTACCTTGAAAGTCGTTTGGGTCCCACTTTTTCATAGTTATAGTGTTTGAGCAATTATTTGAGCCAATTTATACCCTGTAAATGCACCTATTGCTGCCGAACCCGGTAAAACTATAAATTTACCCAACATTGTTTCATACTTTTTTCTATTAACAATATAAGAAATTAATATATAATATACAATATAGTTGATTAAAACTAAAAAGTCCAGTTCTTTTGATGCAAAAACAACAATAGAATTTCCTAAAAACCCCCACATAAAGTTAATCAGAGTTTCACGGATTAATTCATTTGGTGTTGTAATTGCATCCAAGACACTAATTTCTTTATCTAGTCCCGTCTTTTTCAATTGTTTCGATGTGGTGTTGGAGGTACCAGAGAGCCTTTCTGAGGTCTTCAAGTTCTTTGTCTTTTCCTTTTTTTCCTGCACGTGATATATATTTTACTGTGTTTCCTAAACTAAAACCCAATTCCCAAGCGTCAATAACTTTGATTGCTTCGTATAGGTTATCTTGTCCTCCATAATGTTGAGGGTGATTTACTTGTTCACTCATTTTATTTCAACTTTATCTGCGTTCATCATTACCTTTTTAAGTTCTTCAGGTAATGAAGAAGATTTTATTAATGACTCTGTATCAAATTTCATTACTTCAGATTCAACATTCATCTTTGACCCCATAGTTTCCTCATCAACAATATAATCGTCATCATTACGATAAGCACTTAATAACTCATCTCTTGAAATGGTTTTGTACTTTCCTTCTAAACCTTCAACATTAACAAATTTATTCATCATATTTTTCATACCATATAAATCTTTAGCGGTATTCAAAGAATTTACAATTTGATTGATGATTTTATATGGGTCCGCATTCGAACCAGGTCTACGGTCTTCAATATAACCTTTCCATTCTTTTGCAGTATCTTGAGGAACACGAATTGATGCTCCTCTATCAGAAACACCCCAACTAAATTTATCAATTGATTGTGTTTCATATTCACCAGTCAAACGAAGATTGTTGTTTGACCCATATGCTTTAATATGGTCTTCATGTCTTGAACCAAATGCGTTGAAGATAGCCGTAAAATAATCGTAACCTCCTTCGTTTCTCATTCTATCGTTTGAGAAATTTGTATGGAGACCTGAACCATTCCATTCTCCGTGTGTTAATGGTTTTGGATGTAAATCAATATGATAACCGTATTTCTCAGAAATTTTATAAAGGAAGTATCTACTCATCCAAAGGTCATCTCCACCTTTTAATTTTCCTTTTGAAAACACTTGATATTCCCACTGCCCTAAAGCCACTTCTGCGTTTGTACCAGTTATATCAATTCCATACTCTAAACACATATCTAAATGTTCTTCAACAAAATCACGACCAGCGACGTTGTGTCCAACTCCACAGTAATACTCACCCTGACCTTTTAAAATATTTCTTTTGTGTCCTAACATAGTTCCGTTAATCTCTTCACGAATAAAATATTCTTGTTCAAACCCAAACCATAAATCTTCTTCTTCTTCATTAAGTTTGGCTCTTTTATTAGTTTCGTGTGGTGTTCCATCAGGG